TATTGCTGCACGCTCGCGGTCGCACCCTTCGTCCAGGTGCCGGTCACCTTGCCGAGGCGACTCGCGTCGCCATTGCCGCCGCCTCCTGCGAATCGGATCACGGCCCACTTGCCGGTGCCGGTCCCCGGCTCCATCCACAGAATCTCGGCGTCGCCGTTGCCGGCCGTGATGAGCTGCGTGAGGTCGCCGTCTTTCGCTTTCACGTGGGTGTGCGAGTGGCTGACGATGTCAACCTTCGCCTGCACCACCCCCGCCACCGCCACCCTGCCAATCTTGCCAGCCGCGATCGGCTCGACCGCCACGACAAACGCCGAGCCGCCGGTCGGCAGGCCGCCGGACAGCACCGGCTGATCTTGGAATTGCTGCGTGGCGTTGCCGGTGGCTCCGGACGGCGTGAACACGACGCCGGCGACGGAGAGGACGCCCCAGCGGTTGACGGTGCCGGTGGTCCCATTCTGGGCGAGGATCGGGGTGTACGAAGACGGCCCGGCCATCGGGCCATCTGCCACCCCGTCAGCGCCCTGGCCAAGCACGATGTCGGCGGCGTCCTGAGCGCGGTTCCACGCACGGGCACTGATCTGCCCGCGGAGCGGTCCCGGCTCGATGCGTCCCGGCCTGCCCTTTTCGCTCATGCCACGCCGATCTTGAGTTGAGAGAAGTCGCCGTCTTGGTAGACGCGGTTGACGTAGACCGCGATCGGCTGCCGAGTGATCTGGCTCTTCGCGGTGTCGGCGACGGTGGCGTACCGCACCCACAGGTATTCGTGCCCGCCCTTGGCGATGTTGTTGATGTCGCCGACCTTGAGCGGCAGCAGCGTCTTACCGTCGCCGGCACTGGGAGAGGCGACGAACTTGAACGTGATCGCCCCTGGTCCGTTGCCTCGCTGCTCGTCCCATTCGTGCGAGCCGCTGGCACCGACGAACAGCACCTCGCCGGCCTTGAACCCGCGGAACGGTTCCTTGTTGACCGTGCCCGTCAGTTCTCCGAGCTTGCGGATGTAGGCGTCGGTGAGGACCGAGAGCGGCACGTCGTACGACTCTTGGAACTGAAATGACGGGACGACGATGTCAACGCCGTTCACACCGTTGTCATCGACGTTGATTGCACCCTTCATGGACGCGCCATCGTCGACTCCCGAAGGACCGTAGACCTTCTCGCCAGTGTCGGTCACCGTCCCGGTTGAGTCCTTCACCTGAAGTGCGTTGGTGATGTGCTGCGTGCCGCCGGATGTGTCGAAAGACCGGGCACGCTTGAGCGGCGCGGTCTGCGTCGTGTCGTCGGCCCCGATCTTCTCGTAGTTGATCGTGACCTTCCAGCAGTCGTCGCCCTGGTACTCGACGCTGTAAGACTCGGCTCTGAGCTTGACCGTCGGCTGGCCGGGGTACTGCCAGTACGGGTAGCTCGTCGAAATCGCAACGTTGGCCGCTGCATGCAGAACGTCTTCGTTGGTCGTTCCAAAGACGTTGAAGACGCGGGTGCGGGTGCTCGCGTCCTTTCGTCCAAGACGAAAGATCGTTGCCGATCTTGAGCTGCTGTCTTCCACCCAAGTCAGAGCCATTCAGCACCTCACGCGATGATCTCACCGCTGGCCAGTTTCTCGAGCAACTTCGTCTGCTTGATCGATTCGTCGAGCTGAAGCTTCTGCACATCACCGCCCGCCATCTGACCGACGCCGAACGCCGAGAAGGTGCCGGCAATGCTTGTTTTGACGTTGCCGGATGCCCCCGGAGCGATCGCGGCCGGAGCCTGTGTCTGCCCCACTTTCTGTTGAAGTGCGGCGTTGGCGTCGGCCACGGCCTGGGCGCGGTCGGCAGCTCGCTGCCGGTTGGCGTCCTCTCGGCCCATCATCCGACGATCGAGGTCGAGCGTGGCCTGCCGTTGGCGTTCTGCGGCATCCTGCCCGGCTTGCGCGTTCGTGGCGATCGCCTCGTTCATGCGAGCCGTGAGCCCCGGCCGGTCCTTGCCCCGCTGATCCGCCCTTGATTGGTTTTCCTTGTCGATGGCGTCGAGCTTGGTCTGCGTGTCCTTCGCCCCGGTGAGATAGCCGGTAATGCGAATCCACGCCTTCTGAATCTCGCCCACGATCGTGTCGAAAGTCGCCATCACGCCATTCGCCAGCTCGTCGAAGATGCCCATCACGACCGCCAACACCTTGCGAACCGCCCTCGACGAATCTGTGGCGAGCAAGTCCCATCCGATCAAGACGTTCGTGAACAGGAAGTCGAACGTGTTTTGGATCATGCTCGACCACGGATCAACAGCGTTCATGATCGCTTGCTGCCCTCGCAGCCACGCGGCGTTCACGCCGGCCCACAAGATGTCGACGGCGGCGGCGATGTCACCGGCTGCTATGGCGTTGTAGATGCCGTCCACGGTCGTTGATGCCGTGGCTGCCAGATCGGAAAACAGTCGCTTCGCTTGTCCGATCGGGCCTTGAAACGAAGTGCCTACCTTTGCCGCAAGGTCGGACATATCAACACCGGCCGCCTGGGCGGCGAACGCCACACCACCGAGGACCGCCGCGAGAGCAAGTACCGGGCCGCTTGTGGCAATGGTGATGAGAGCACCGCCGACAGTGAGGGCTGATTTTGCAAGAGAAACAAGCGTCGATGAGAGTGGGCCAATAACTCGAGTGAGTGCATTGAGCCCAGTGCCCACGCCAAACAAAACAGCCCCGACACCCGTCACGGCACTGCCGAGGAATAGCATCTGCTGGATCAACTTCGGATTCTCGCGAATGAATCGAGAGATGGCATTGGCGGCTCCAGCGACAACCTTCGCCATCCCGGCGAATGCCGGCGCGACGGCCGCCCCAACCTCCTGCCCAATGCCCTTGAGCGCCTCCTGCGCCTTGACGATCTCGGCGTTTTGCCCGGCGAACGCAAACGCCGACGCGGCTATCGGCGTCACCATCGCCGCACCTACAGCCGCCACCTTCGTGCCGATCCCTGCCATCGCCGACCCGAGATTGCCGACCTGCGTATTGACGACCCGCAGCGCGTTCAGCAGCTTCGACGGGTTCGCACCGATCTCGACGTAGACCTGGCCGCCGCGGACTGCTGACGCACTCATAGATCACCCTCCCGCGGGTCCAAACAAGGCTTCGAGATCGGCCTGTGTCGGCTCTCTCTTCGGTGTCGGTCGTGTCGTCGCAAACGGGTTGAACTTCGCGGCTTCCATCGGCGGTTTGCCTTGCCCCCGGTGAGCGTTGAAAAACTGCGCCATCTGCTGTGCCGTGTGCCACCAGTCGGATTCAAGGCGTGCATCACGAGCCGCCATCAGTTGCCGGACGGTCCACTCTCCGGGGTGGACGCCGAGGATGCCGGCACACTCCCAGACGACGGCCCAGGTGTCCGCAGCGCCGCCTCCGCCTGCCGGGTCACCTCCTCCGCCAACTCGGTCATCCGAGCCGCGAGCGAGGTCACCACGCCGCGAAGGCGAGGGGGGAAAAAACCGACAAGCTCCTCCTCGACCGCTACCCCTCCGTGCTCGAGCGACTCGCCGCGGAGCCCGTCGAGGAACTCGTTTTTCGAGAGCCCGGCCTTTTCGACCGCCGGCAGGAGCAAGGCGTAGAGCGTCTCGCCGAGGGCCGAGAAGTTGCTCCGCAAGATCTGAAACGTGCGGGCGATGTCGCCGGCGTCGATCAGGTCAAACGGCACCGGCTCGGTCGGGGCCGGCTCGTCTGCCGACTTCGGCGGCGGCACCACGCGAACCAAGTCCTTGACTCTCGCCGCCGACGACACGGTCAGCGACACGTGCCACGGGCGGCCCTGGTCGTCCCGAAACTCTCTCATGATCTAAGCCCCGCGGATGTCTTCTGCATCTGAATGGCGTACGCCCGAACGTCGTCGAGCGGCTGCGCATCCGAGACGCTCACGACGACCGCCGTAAACGAGTGCCCGCCAGCCACGACTGCGATCTCCGTGCCGGCGAGGCTCGCCGCGACGGCGGTCGATGCCGCGGCGTCGTCGATTGTTTCGACGGTCAGCGAGACGCTGTAGCCCGTGTGGTACGACACAATCGTCCGGCTGCCGAACGGCTGGAACTCACGAGTCACCGCGGCGTAGCTCACGGTGACATCACGGACGCCGGGCACGGCCACGCCGTCCCACGTCAGACCGGCGTTACGCCCGAGAGAGATCGCCATCCGTGCCTCCGCATGTCAGGAGGTCTTCTTGGCGGTGAGCGTGAACGTCACCGGCCCGTCGAGCGGCCGATTCTCGGAGACGTTCGTGACGATGTAGCCCGTGCCGGCCGACGCAAGCGAGGTCATGACGGCCGTGGCGTCGAGGCACTCGATCTCGGCGGTGCGGGTGATGAATCCGCCCGTCGCGGCCTTGTAGGAAATGCCGCTGGCGTTGACGAGCCCGCGGTGGGACACGTCGATCGCCGTCGCCTCCCGGTTCCAATTCACAGAAATGACGCCGGTTGCGCCGTTGGCTCCGGTGGGCGTGCCGCCATCGCGGCCGAGAGTCACTGCCATGTCGGTTGCTCCTTACTGGACGCCGCGGGTGCAGGAGACGGAGTAGGTGATCTTGTCGTCGAGCGGTTCGCTCGTGGACACGCTCGTAACGAGGAACTTGATCGAGGAGAGGTTGTGCCCGTTCGCGCCGGACGCGCTGACGGTCACGACGCTGCCCTCATTCACGCCGGGCGAGTCGATGCAGGTCACCTCGAGCGTCTGCTCGGCCCACCCGCGGAGAATCGTCCGCTCGCTGTCGCCCGCCTTCGTCTTGTCGATTTCAGTGAACGTGGTCGTGATCGACCCGTCGCTCACGTTCGAGATGCCCGTGTAGGTGACGTTCTTGCCGAGAACGATCGTTTCGCCGGCCATGCGAGAGCCTCCGCGTGGGGTGTGGCTCTATCGTCGGCGGTGAGGCGGCAACCCCGGAGGGG